AGGTTCTCACGAAACTTATCCCAATACATATCAAACAGTTTGCTTCTGCTACCTTTGGTCAGATCAAAACAAACTCTATCATCCACAAGATACTTCACGATATAAGCATCTCTAGGTGCTTCTTTGGTGCAGACTTCGGCATATGAACCATTTTCAACGATAATGTCACAACCGTAGCGTGACTTACAAGTTTCTTTTTCTGCTGATGTCCAATGGTCCATATGCTTTTCCTGTGCTTTATCAACAACCTGACTCACGAACGACCTCCCCACTGAATGTCGGGATATGCCTCCGCTACGACTTCTTTTGTGATATTATATTTCTCGGAAAGTTTCTTGTCCTTACAAAGGCAAACGATCTCTGCCTCAAGAGGATGAAGTCCCTCAAGAATATTAATGAACATTGTCTCACGACGAATGTTATTCAGTGAATCATTACCACCTTTGATGAAGTGGTAGAAGTTCACATACTCTCTACGAATCGTGGTATGACCTTGCTTATCACTCGCACCAAGAGAGAATGATCCAGTCTCATGCATTTTACGAACTTCTTCAGTGATCTTTGTGGAGAGAGATCCATTATAAGAAGTCTGATCTGCATATCCAGAATAAGGAACAGCACCTTCTGGAAGAACGGAAATGATAGACTCATCAAAGTTCCAAACAAATATGGCTTTCAGAGAGATATGCTCATACTTTTTGAGAACTTCTACCTTCTTGGCATTAGATTTCTGTTTTGATACAAGATCTAATACTTCAAATGTGAAAGGATTATTAGGTAATTCTGGAATTGGAGTGACCTTGACCGTTTTTGGTTGTGCCTTAGTCGTCGTGGTCTTCTTCTGTGTCGTCGTTGTCATAATAGTTTTCAAAGTTAAATGCGATTACTTCATCTGGAATTAAATTGCCCTGATTATCAAACATCTCAGGATGTGGTCTTGGAATCTCCCGATAGTTCATCATATATTCTCGTGCTACCCAACCTGCCATTACTCCCACTATTAGAAACAAAACGGTTAGAAAGGAACCAAAGACTAAACTAACTGCTAACATTTCTTTTACCTCGGGAAACTACTTTTCTTTTCCTTGACTTAAAGGAAAATTCAAAATAGATGGTTACCTCCCGATTCAGAAAGCAAACCATCTTCTCAAAGATGATGTGGAACGGTTGAGTCTGCTTTCTTTTTCCTCCATTAAGTATAAGTTCAACACCACGATTAAAGTGGTCTTCCCTTTTATTTAGGTCAGGATTTGATGATTTGTTGTTCCTTGAGGAATTTGATTGTGTCAACGGATCCTCCTAATTTCTTATCATCACAGATAACTTGTGGGAAAGTGGCACCTTTACCAAACTCGGCATAAAACTCGTCTCTGGTAAAATGTTCATTCAGATTATAAACCACAAAATTACTATTTGTCAACTCAAGAACTTGTTTGACCTTATAGCAATATGGGCAGTCTTCTTTTGAATATACAGTAAAGTTCATAATTTGTTATGATTTTATACTAATTTATAATAGAAAAAAGGAGGGTATAAAACCCTCCTCATTATACCACCAACTCACCTCTCCCACCACAGAGAGGGTCTTCATTCCCAAAGTTACAAGGATGTTGAAGACTTGAATATTATAAGGTATTTTGAGTCAGGTGTCAAGTCAAAGGGCTTGAAGTGCCTGTTGTGCTTCCTGAAGCTTCGCATCTGCTGCTGCTTCTTTTTCTGCCTTAACTGCTTCGTCAGTTTCTTGCTGTGCTTCCTGACGAAGAGTTTGTGACTCAAGAAGTGGAGTTTGAACCGAATTAAATTCTTCTTCAGTCAATTTTTGTACAACCTTTTTACCACTGTGCTCATCAACTACATCGGTAATTGTAACACCATCAGGAACTTGTGAAAGGCAAACATCAATTCCGTTTTCATCATTCATCCAAATTTTTACATCAAGACCAGGAAACTCTGCTTCTGGATGTCTCTTTTCAACTGGATTATCCTCACAGCAGTAAGTGCCTGAATGTGCGTGAATCCAATAGTGCTTGAGATATTGCATTTTCTTATACGTGTTTGTGAATATTTATATTACAGGCACTCCATATTCTTGTGAGAGTTGTTGATTAATATCATCCATAGATGGAAATCCTTTGACCGTCGCCCAAGTCACAATTGAATATCTTTTACCTCTTGTGACTGGTTCAACTCCGTGAGAATAATTGTGATTAGAAGGAAAACAAACCATCATACCTGGTTCTGGTCTGACTCTTACTTTAAGTTCTGGAAATACAAAATCACCACCTTCAAAGTCATTATTCAGAAAAAAGACCATTGACAGGTCACGGTCTGTTGATTTCTTCCAGATCTTTTCTCCTTTGGGAGTCATCCAAATACTTTCACCATCAATATGAGGACGATAGTGACCACCAATACTATAAGAAAGTATCTGGGGTATTTCACTACTATCCACTTCTACCTGATAAAAAGGATTGATAATGTTTTTTACAACACTGTGAAGTAAGTCCTCAATTTTTGGAAAGAGAGGTCCCATTGGAACAATTTGAGTATCTCTAGTTTTTTTATCTACAGTCCAGGATGTTTTCCCCGTTGCGTTGGTTGTATCTGGATCAAAGACTGATAAATCTTCTGCTGGTGAAGATTTTATATGAGTTATAAGTTCTTGAAGACCTTCTGGATTAATGACATTGGGACGAATCAGAACATAAGAAAGAGGATTATCAATCATATTTTATTAACAACTTTTGATATATCATTGCGTTATTTATTTTATCACCAAAACCACTACCATAAGAATGCCAATAATCCGCTTTAAAAATTACACAACGATTATACTTTACAAATACGTTTGCGTATTCTTCCCATTCATTCTCATCACTGACATCAAAGGACTTTATAATATCATCCATATTTTGCCATCCATTAATCTGGCAGGCATAATCATTTGGAAAACTATCAAGACCAGTTTTCTTATGACTATAAAAACTCAGTCCTTTTTTCATTACACAATCAGGTGGTAACGTCAAATAAACAACCGCAATCCAGTCACAAGCGGTGTTCGCAGTGACTGGATTTACAGTATTCTCAAACGTCACTTCATTAAATGCTTCTATGATTTTTACAGGACGACTCAAAATATAAGAAAGTTTTTGAGTCGTCTCTTCAGTTATCATACATTGTTTACTGAAAAAACTTTGATGGTACTGGTGAGCAATATCATAGAAGTCATCAATAATCATAAACTTTTGGTTCATCAGTTACCTTCCAGTTTCTTCTGCTCCTCAGTGCTACCAGTAATCATACCCAGATTTTCACCAGTGACTTCTTGAATACCAGTGAGGACTTTTCTCTGTAAGTCATTCAGGAATTCCATCTTACCCTGAGGACTTTCCAGCATCTTGTTCAGTGGTAGATAACCTTCTGGAAGTTCATTTCTCTTATCAACAATTGAAGGAGCAGAAGCACGACGCATACTATGAAGATTACCAATGGAAATTCCAGTCTGTGCCGCAATCATTTCGTCCATTGCCTGATCAGCAAAACGACGTTCCCAATACAGAGCATCACCTTCCAAGAATTGTTCTCTACTGACTGGTTTGCCACCATTCTGCTCTACAAGTTTAGCAAGAATTTTATCTAGATGCTCCATCTGATGGAGACGATCACGAATCTCAAGTTCACAAGACTTGAGATAATGCGTCAGGGAAAGTTCATCAAGATCAAACCAACACAGTTTCTTTGATCCACCACCAGGACCAGACTCTTCCCAGAAGATTGGTTGAGTTCTATCTTGATCTTTCCACTTGTATTCAAACTCACGAACCTTTTCTTTCATTTCAATGAGTTTATACATATAACCCTCAGCCATTTGCCTTCTTGCTTTCAGGGTGTTTTCAAAGGCAACGGGAAGTGTATGAGTCTCAAGTAGAGCAAACTTCTCCAACTGAAAGTTAGTTCTACCTTGTGCGAGTTCCTTATCACTCTCCTCCCACTTCAAAACATTTTCAAATGCCTTGTGGAGATAATCATCATCCATTACAGCCTGTTGTGCTGAAATAGGTTGATAAGATAACGCAGTATTTTCAGTAGTCATAGTTTCTCCACTTGTAATTTGTGTAATTAGTTTTTTCCACTGGTTTGCTACTTTTTTCCAGTCACACTTCTGTGAAATATGATTAGAAAGTGATTTAGAGATTTGGTTATAATAAGTTCTGTCCCCTTCAAAATAATCTAGAGCAGTACAACAAACCTCTGCAAACATATTTAGAAACTTTTCCGTGACCTCATATCCTTTTGATGTTCGGACACCATCAATTGGTACAACAGATGCAAAATTCTCACCAGCAACTTCTTGAAGTGCTCCAATGTTTGTAATGATTGGATAGCATCCAGACTTCATTGCCTCTGTCATTGCGACACAAAAGGTCTCTTCCCAAATATTAGGATGAATAAAGAAAGCCGCATCTTGATAATGTGCTATAAGTTCTTCTTGATCTACAGCAGCAGAATATTCAACATTCGGCAGAGTTTTTAATTCCTCATACAATTCAATATAAGGATCATTAGATGGTCCATAAAGAGACATTGATGAAAAAATCTTAAACTTCGCATCAGGATGACGGATATGAATACGACGAATAATTGCTGGAAGAAGTTCTAAACCTTTATAAGGTACAGAAGTATGAATAAAAGTCTTTGTTTTATTTTCACTAAAAGTAAAACTATCACTCACTCCAGTTGGAATGACGGTAATTTTATTCTTTGGAACATTATGAAACTTGATAAGTTGCTCTTTTGCCCAGTGAGATGGTGAAACAATGTGAGTCACATCTTCGTGTTTGAAATTCACAAAGACTGGTTGATCATATGCGTGATGCCCCCATAAAATCTTATAAGGTTTATTTGATTTTCTTAAAACTTCTGGAAGATGAGAGACTTCTACATCTTCTGGAAGTTGATAGTGTTGTGAAAGGTAAAAATAAGAACTTTCACTTGCTCCAGATTTCATAAGTCATTCAGTAAAAACGTGTGAACCAACGTGTTGTAATTTAATTGATGTATCTAACCAGACATCATATCCTAACATTCTAGCACGAAAAAAGAAACTTTTGTCTTCACTCATAAAGGCATTGTTTTCTTTGTGCTCCATAAAGTAGTGATATGAGTTATTCATCTCTGCCTGTGTAGGATGATGATTGCTGTCATTTGTTGGTGGAATGTATTTAAGGTCTGGAAAATTTTGTGCCATTTTCAGAAATACATTACGATGAATGAGAACAAAACCCATTCCATTTCCTTCTATCTTAACCAGATCTCCTCTGCGTTGTTCTGGTTGAATAATATTATAACAATAACGGATCGGTATTGTTTTCATTGGATAGGGTCCAGAAACAATATCAACCTGATGTGAGATTAATTTTAACACATCTTCCGGGTCAAAACCAATATCACTGTCTAAAAAGAAAAGATACTCGTGATCTGTGTTATTCAGGAAGAAGTTAGCACACTTGGATCTTCCTATTGTAATCAGTGATGAGTTTGCCTGTGTTAAAAGTCCGTGAGGAATATTATTTCTGACTAAGAGTTTACCCAGATTGAATAAACTCATTGTGGTTTTTTCACTCACAATTCCCCCGTGACAAGGGAGAGCAATCATTATACTCATAGTGTAGTTTTAGTTGTTTTGATTATTTATTGTGGGAGTCCGTTTGCTGCTGCTGAGGATGCTCCCATACCATATCTCGCAACACTTAATGGACCTCTTACGGATGCTGTTGCGGTATCATTAGAGTAATCAATACGGTCTACAGTTGATAAGGGACCAGGAAAACCACCACCACCAAAGTATCCATAAGAACTGTTACCCGTTGCTGATATAAATCCTTTAGCAAGACTCATTGGTCCTTTTGGTGATGCTGTTGCTGTATCATTGAGTAATCAATACGGTCTACTGTTGATACCGTCGCACCACCACCAAAGTAACCATAAGAAGAATTACCTGTTGCTGCAGTATAACTCCTAGCAGAACTTAATGGTCCCTTTGGCGATGCTGTTGCGGTGTCATTAGAGTAATCAATGCGGTCTACTGTTGATACTTGTGGAAGAGAACTACCGCCACCGAAGTATCCATAAGAACCATTACCTGTTGCCGATACAAATTGTCTAGCAACACTTAATGGTCCCTTTGGTGATGCTGTTGCTGTATCATTAGAATAATCAATACGATCTACTGTTGAACTAGGAGTATTTATAGGATTACTACCGCCTCCAAACCACCCATAAGAACTGTTACCTGTTGCTGCTAAAGCATATTTGGTATTACTTAATGGTCCCTTTGGTGATGCTGTTACGGTGTCATTGGAATAAGTTATACGATCTACTTTTGATAATGTAGTTCCACCGGCAAAATAACCATAAGAACTGTTACCTGTTGCTGCTATGTAATATGGGGAAGGTGTGCTTAATAAACTTCTTGCAGATGCAGTTACTGTATCATTTGCATAATTAATACGATCTATTACTGACGTTGTAGTAGAAAGACCACCACCAAAGTAACCAAAGAGTGTGACTGGATAACTTTGTGTCGGTACGTTTGCCGTCACTGATGGTCCCAATGAAGTAAATCCGTTGGCTCTTGCGGATGATGCTGCTAAATTATATCTAGCAGAACTTAATGGTCCTCTTACTGATGCTGTTGCGGTATCATTGGAATAATCAATACGGTCTATTCTTGAAGAACCTGGACCACCACCAAAGTAACCATAAGAAGAATTACCTGTTGCTGCAAAGTATCTTCTGGCAGCACTTAATGGTCCCTTAGGTGCTGCGGTGGCGGTGTCATTAGCATAATCTATGCGATTTACTGTTGATAATGAGCCAGGAGCTCCTCCACCAAACCACCCATAAGAACTGTTGCCTGTTGCCCCTAAAGCATATCTAGCAACATTTAATGGACCTCTTACTGATGCTGTTGCGGTATCATTAGAATAATCAATGCGGTCTACTGTTGATAATGGACCAGAGCCACCACCAAACCAACCATAGTTAGAGTTTCCTGTTGCTGCTAAGTATCCTCTAACAGCACTTAATGGTCCCTTTGGTGATGCCGTTGCGGTGTCATTGGAGTAATCTATGCGGTCTACTGATGATATTGAACCAGGAGCATTACCACCACCAAAGTAACCATAAGAACTATTACCTGTTGCTGCTAAACGATCTTTAGCAAGACTTAAAGGTCCTCTTACTGATGCTGTAGCAGTATCATTAGAATAATTTATACGGTCTACTGTTGAAAAGAAACCTGGTGCACCACCACCAAAGTAACCATAAGAACTATTGCCTGTTGCTGCGAAACGATATCTAGCAGAACTTAATGGTCCCTTTGGTGATGTTGTTGCGGTGTCATTAGAGTAATCAATACGGTCTACTGCTGCTGATCCACCAGCAGCGCCACCAAAATATCCAGTATTAACGGTTTCTACAGAACTAGTCCCAAAATTAATTGCTGGTCCTGGAGTTGCTGTAATAAGAGTTTGAGCAGTAATTCCATTTGCTTTGGCACTTGATGCCGCAAGTCTTGTAGCAGTACTTAATGTCCCTTTTGGTGATGCCGTAGCAGTATCATTAGAGTAATCTATGCGGTCTGAAGCTACAGTATCACCACCACCAAAGTAACCATAAGAACTATTGCCTGTTGCTGCTAAACTATATCTAGCAACACTCAATGGTCCCCTTGGTGATGCTGTTGCTGTATCATTAGCATAATCAATACGATCTACTACGGATGTTGGACCAGGAAAACCACCACCAAACCAACCATAAGAACTGTTACCTGTTGCTGCTAAGTATCCTCTAGCAGCACTCAATGGTCCCTTAGGTGATGTTGTTGCGGTGTCATTAGAGTAATCTATACGGAATACTGTTGAAAATGCAATAAATCCTCCACCAAAGTATCCATAAGAACTATTACCCGTTGCTCCCATACCATATCTACTAGCACTTAATGATCCTCTTGGTGATGCTGTTGCTGTATCATTAGAATAATCTATACGGTCTATTATTGGTGATCCACTACGATCTCCCCCAAAGTAACCATAGGACTGATTACCTGTTGCCGCAGGATATCTTCTAGTAACACTTAATGAACCTTTTACTGATGCTGTTGCAGTGTCATTAGAATAATCAATACGGTCTACTGTTGATACTGGTCCAGGAAATCCACCACCAAAGTAACCATAAGACTGATTACCTGTTGCTGCTAGATCTCTTCTGCCAACACTTAATGGTCCTTTTGCTGGTGCTGTTGCGGTATCATTAGAGTAATCAACTCGGTTTACTGTAGATACTGCCAATTGACCGCCACCGAAATAACCATACTCCCAAGAGGCATAATAAGGACTTGGTGCTAACCACACATCACTTTTAACAGGCCAAGCACCCGCAGCTTGTTGTTCTCTTACACCAAAAAGTGTGAATATTCCCCTTTTATTAGTTGCCATTTCTTAAATAAGGACTATCAGGATACTTCCAGTATTCCAGTTTCTTATACCTATTTAGAATGTAGGGAGATAAAATATCTTCTGGATTCTTTGAAGTTTTCTTTACTTCCTTTCTTACATAGTGCATATCTTTGAGATACCACTGATCGTCATTCTCACGATTCTTATTTTCTACATTATTAAAATCGTGAGCATAATAATCCATCTCCAAGAAATCATAAATTCTTTTCATTGTTTCATCAGGATTACTTACTAGATCATTGTACTCAATCATCAGTAAGTGCCGAGTATCATTCTTAATGAATGCCTGACCTTGTGCCCAGAGTGCTTGTTCCACAATACCTTCATCACTCATCAGATACTGACAACGATTATCATCGTCTACAGTCACACCTTTTTCAATCAGGTGCTGGTCAATAAATGAAACCTGATCATCGTTGCGATGAACCATTGTAATAAAAGATGTCAGAATTTCTGCGATGTCTCTTACAGGACAAATGATTTTTGGATTGGGTGTGATATAAGTTTTGATTCTTTCAATATTGTTTGGCCAAGCACGGCAATGATCAATGATTACAGGTTCTTCACGATCAAAATAATAATTCTCAATATAACTGCTGATGATCTTATAAGCACTCTTTGGTTTTGGATATCCTAGATATTGCTCACTCTGCTTTAAGTATTCTTCAGTATGATACATCAGTTCCATTACGGGACTGACTGGATTTGCGTGAATGTTTGGATTTTGATCTAGAATACTTTTTAATAAGGTGCTTCCCGATCGTGGAAGTCCTGCCATAAAATAATAAGTTTTCATATACATTTCAAGAGTTTATCAATCATTTCAGGAGAGACTTTGTAAGTTTCTCTTATTTGTTTTTCATTTGGATTGTGATTATGCCACCAAGCTTTTCCATCTGGTTCAATACTGTAGTCTGCTGGTTCTAGTAAAAGATAAGATCTGATCTGTTCTTTATGTGTAATTTTTACCACATCTTCCCCAAACCAATCATAACATTTTTGGGTAGACACAATTGCTGGAACGTGTGTATAACCTCTTAAGTGTGTAAGAGCATAAAGTCTTGCCGTTCCTGCTGGACCAGCCTGTACTTGCCCTTCAACTGGAATCACAATTCTCACTGGGTCAATATGGTTTGTATTATCTATATGTTCCAAAATTGCCTGTAAAAATCCACATTGATGCCGAATATGATTTGGGTCATTAATCCATAAGTCTCTTCCATCATCAGTAATATAAGAAACAGGAAACTTTGGAACATAGTAGGCACTATACATTCTACCACTCCTTGACTGGATTAAAAAAGAACAACTGAACTAAACGACCATTTTCAAGAGTGTCTCCAAAATTAAAATTGTGAGAGTGCCACAAATGAGTGCGAAACAATACTAATCTATTATACCTCATTGGGCATAAAAAGTAACGAGTCCACTTTGACCGATCAAGACCATCACCATATACGGTCGTCCACCAACATTCTTTATAAGATGGATATCCATAAAACTGTGCTTCTTCATCAGTCTTTGGAATGTTTTCTGACTGAAGAGTATTGTGTTTCCAGAATGACGTACCTCCCTCATCAACACAATCTTTTGAATCCGACATATAAATCACGGCACCCCATTCCCAAGACGGATCAACGTGAACATCCTGTCGGTGACTATCAGTTGCTAATGAAATGCGAAAGTATCCGTTCTTATCTGCTGGAATGAGTGGTTCTTTGACTAAATCCTCAAAAGACTTATGAATATCTTGAGAATAGTAAGAACCTTCTGAGTTTCTTCCTGGATATGTATAACTATCTTCTGGTTCTGGATACTCGGTTTTTAAGGCAAAGTCTCTAACATCTTGTGGATTCTTATAGAAGTCATCCACAACAATAATATTTTGTTTCATAATATAAGTTGTTTTGATTATTTATTGTGGGAGTCCGTTTGCTGCTGCTGAGGATGCTGCTACAGAATATCTAGAAAGACTCAATGGACCTCTTACGGATGCTGTCGCAGTGTCATTGGAATAATCAATACGGTCTACTGTCGAATTTGATGGTTGAGCTGGACCAGGAACACCACCACCAAAGTAACCATAAGAACTGTTACCCGTTGCTGCTAATGTTCCTCTACCAGCACTCAATGGTCCTTTTGGTGATGCTGTTGCGGTATCATTAGAGTAATCTATACGGTCTACTCTTGATACTGCAGGATTTCCACCACCAAAGTAACCATAAGAACTATTTCCTGTTGCTGCTAATTGATATTTACCAACACTTAATGGTCCTTTAGGTGATGCTGTTGCAGTGTCATTGGAGTAATCTATACGATCTACTGTTGATATTCCAGGACTCAATCCACCACCAAAGTAACCATAAGAACTATTACCAGTTGCTGCTAAGTTATTTCTAGCAACACTTAATGGTCCCTTTGGTGATGCTGTTGCTGTGTCATTAGTATAATCTATACGGTCTACTATTGATACTCCTGGACTAGTTGGAGTATTACCACCACCAAAGTAACCATAAGAACTGTTACCCGTTGCTGCTAATGTTCCTCTACCAGCACTCAATGGTCCTTTTGGTGATGCTGTTGCGGTGTCATTGGAGTAATCTATGCGGTCTACTGTTGATATTCCAGGAGTACCACCACCAAAGTAACCATAAGAACTGTTGCCTGTTGCTGCTAAACTTGCTCTAGCAACACTTAATGGTCCCTTTGGTGATGCTGTTACAGTATCGTTAACATAATTTATACGGTCTACTGTTGATATTGAACCAGCAGAACCACCACCAAAGTAACCAAAGAGTGTGACTGGATAACTTTGTGTCGGTACGTTTGCCGTCACTGATGGTCCTACTGGAGTAAATCCATTAGCTCTGGCACTTACTCCAATTGCGTATGATTTAGCAGCACTTAATGGTCCCTTTGGTGATGCTGTTGCGGTATCATTAGAGTAATCTATGCGAGATACTGTTGATATATAAACACCACCGGCAAAATATCCATAAGAAAGACTGCCTGTTGCTCCAACATATCTTGTAGCAGCACTTAATGGACCTCTTGGTGATGCTGTTGCGGTGTCGTTGGAGTAATCAATACGATCCACTGTTGATAACCCACCAGGAGTTCCGCCACCAAACCATCCGTAAGAACTATTGCCCGTTGCTGCTAAATTACCTCTAGCAACACTTAATGGACCTTTTGGTGATGTTGTTGCGGTGTCATTGGAGTAATCTATACGGAATACTGTTGATACTGGACCAGCACCACCACCAAAGTAACCATAAGAACTATTTCCTGTTGCTGCTAAAAGATATCTAGCAACACTTAATGGACCTTTTGGCGATGCTGTTGCGGTATCATTAGAGTAATCAATACGGTCTACTAATGATGGTGAGACATTACCACCACCAAAGTAACCATAAGAAGTATTACCTGTTGCTGCTAGATACACTCGGGCAACAGTTAGCAATCCTTTAGGAGATGCTGTTGCGGTGTCATTGGAATAGGTTATACGATCTATTGTTGATGAGGTAGCAGGAGCACTGCCACCACCAAAGTAACCATAAGAACCATTACCAGTTGCTGCGTGTTGCCATCTAGCAACACTTAATGGACCCTTTGGCGACATTGTTTGAGTATCATTAGAATAATCTATACGGTCTACTGTTGAAAATACAGGAGGTCCAGAAGGTCCAAAACCACCACCAAAATACCCAGTTTGGAAGGTTTCTACAGAACTAGTCCCAAAATTAGTTGCTGGTCCTGGAGTTGCTGTAATAAGAGTTTGAGCAGTGATTGCATTTGCTTTGGAACTTGATGCTGCTAATAAATATCTAACACCACTCAGTGGACCTCTTACTGATGCTGTTGCCGTATCATTAGAATAATCTATACGGTCTACTGTTGATTTTACTGGAGCAGGAGCACCACCACCAAAGTAACCATAAGAACTGTTACCTGTTGCTGCTAACCTAAGTCTGGCTTGACTTAATGGTCCTTTAGGAGATGCTGTTGCGGTATCATTAGAGTAATCAATACGGTCTACTGTTGATATTCCAGGAGTACCACCACCAAAGTAACCATAAGAACTGTTACCTGTTGCTGCCAAACGATATTTAGCAGCACTTAATGGTCCCTTTGGTGATGCTGTTGCGGTATCATTAGAATAATCTATACGATCTATTGTTGGTGTCGTAGGACCATAATAACCGCCACCAAACCAACCATAGTTAGAGTTTCCTGTTGCTGCTAAACCACTTCTAGCAAGACTTAATGGACCTTTAGGTGATGCTGTTGCAGTATCATTAGAGTAATCAATACGGTTTACTGTTGTTAATTGAGAAGTAGGAGTAGTACCACCACCAAACCAACCATAGTTAGAGTTTCCTGTTGCTGCTAAACCACTTCTGGCAACACTTAATGGTCCCTTAGGTGATGCTGTTGCGGTGTCATTAGAGTAATCTATGCGGTCTACTGTTGATAATGGACCAGAACCACCACCATAATATCCATAAGACTGATTACCTGTTGCTGCAAAGTATGATCTAGCAGCACTTAATGGACCTCTTACGGATGCTGTTGCTGTATCATTAGAGTAATCTATACGGTCTACTCTTGATACTGGACCAGCACCACCACCAAAGTAACCATAATCCCAAGAACCATAATAAGGACTTGATGCTAACCACACATCACTTTTAACCGACCATTGACCCTCTAACTGGAGGAGATAAACCTGTTCTAATCCAAAGACATCTTCACGAATACTCATATCTTATATTAAGTGATTTGTTTGCCAGCAACAATAACGTCAATCGTTGAGGTTTGTCCGACTTTAACACCTATTGTTCCACCAGTTTCAACTCTCTTTGGACGATCTAAAATATCAACCGTTGAATATCTTGGAATAATTAAATCTCTAACAAGATACGTTGTTGTTAGTCCATTTGTAATGGCGACAGAAATTGGATAGTCTCCAGAGTCAGTTCTATTCGCAAGATGAATTGACTCAACAACAGAAGGATAAGATGTTGAGGTATGAATTGTCGTTAAATCTGTTGTTGCGATTGAAACTGTGGAAGCATAATCTTTAAAGTATGTCGTGCTGGTGTACTCACTATAATTCATATAAACTTCTACAGCAGTATTTACACCAACGTAATTTCCATTTGTTGTCCACATTTTTATCACATCACTTGGTCCCGCGACCATTGGATTTTTTAGTAACTCAACTGAACCACCATTGGTGATTGGAACGTTATAAGCAATATAAGTTTGTTCTGCGGTTGCATCTTGAATTGATGCGATAATATTTACGGTAGTTCCAACACCTACAGAGGTATCCACGTTTGATACATTAATAGATTCAATGACATACTGTTTACCTGACGTTGATGGGAAAGTAAACAATGTGGTCTCATAAGAAAGTGGTTTGACCTGAACAGAACTTGAGATTCCAGTAAAAAATTCACCACTACTTGCTGTCGCTGCAGCTCCTTGAATACCTTGTGTTCCCTGAACACCTTGCGTACCAGCACCAGTAGCACCTTGAACACCAGTGGTTCCTTGTGGACCCGCAGATGTAAAAGTAATAATATCAACAATGTCACCAGCGACTAATGGATCATTAAGAACTACGGAAGTTCCATTGGTTGCCGTATATTCAGATTCTGTTAAGTGAGCACCGTTGACATAAACATCAATATTCCCAACACTATATGTAACAGAAAAGGTTGTTTGATTAGTTGTGGCAGTAAAATTATTGTTTACACGACTAAAACTGGATCCTTGAAGTCCTTGAATACCCTGAATTCCTTGAGTTCCACTAGCACCTTGTGTGCCAGTAGTTCCCTGTGCTCCTTGAGTACCAGCACCTGTGATTCCTTGAACTCCTTGAATACCCTGAGTTCCTTGTACACCTTGTCTACCTTGTATACCTTGTACTCCTTGAGTACCTTGAATACCTTGTGTTCCTTGAATTCCTTGAGTACCTTGAATACCTTGAATGCCTTGTGTTCCAGCACCCGTGATTCCTTGAACTCCTTGAGTACCTTGCGTTCCTAATGTTCCTTGAATACCTTGTGTTCCTTGTGTACCTTGTGCTCCTTGAACACCAGTGACACCTTGTACGCCCGTGTTAATTCTTACCCAAGAATTGCCATTAAACTGCCAAGTCGTATCGTTGGCTACATATGTATCGTTTATAGCAGGATTATTGGGAAAATTAAGGGCTGCCATTATGTGTTTTTATTTATTTATTGTGGTTTAACTGGCCAATCAACACCGGAAATACCTAAAGGACTTGTAGGATCTAAAACAGGAGTTGCGGTTTCTGGAAGATCTCTAAGTGCTTGACGATATGCTAATTGTTCCGATGATGGTGTTCTATCTGGAAGAACCCACCAATCAGTTTCAGCAATAAGACGATCTCTATGAACTCTTAAAAGTTTTATCGGTTCTTTTGATATAAGTTCTTCTATTTTTTCTTCTATCACATCATCAGACGGTCTTAAGTTTGGATCATCTTCCCATAAAAGTTGACCATCTCTACAAACCCATTTAAGAAGTGGGCATAGATCGTTCATCGTTTCAACTAAGAATCTTTGGCGATTTATGTTTATTTCTATACCATTTATAATCATGGTGCTACCTCCATCATCACAAAATTAACAGTATTTACTCCAGTTGCTTGGGAATTATAATAATAATCATTATTTATTCCAATACCATATCCATTATTACCAGAACTTCCGTATCCACCAGATCCATATCTAATAGATATTGTTCTAGCACTAGTTCCCCAAGAAGCAATAGAACCACACAAATTAACAAATGTAGTATTATAATTACCAAACGCATAATAACCAACTGGACAAGATGATGCGATTATTAATGAAGTACCAGCAAACGCCGCTGCCCAAAGAACATCACTATAGTTCCATGCTTCAGAAACGGCAAGATTAGTTGAATTCATAATAATAGTACTATCAGATCTTAAAGGAGTAAAAGAGAAAGAGTGATATTGAGTTCCTGAAGTAGAGGATGGCGCAGCCCCGTTAGTTCCTCCAACATTAACAGCATTACTAGCTTGTACTGAAGATGTAGTAGATGAATTAACTACCTGTATTATTCTTCCTCTATTTTGAAGACCTCCAGTTGTTAATATACTATCAGTTCTTACAGTGCTTGATGTTAAAGAATTAGTGCTTGCGTTGAAACTAAATGCTGTAGCAGTACTTCTTGCTTTTACAGTTTGATTGGAACCAGTTCCAGCAACCATAACCGGATATAAAGTTGCTGTTGTAGTGTCATCAGTCGCATTAATTGTGTTAGAAGGACCAGCAGCACCTTGAGTACCTAATGTACCTTGAGTACCAGTTGCTCCTTGTGTACCAGTGGCACCTTGTGCTCCTGTAGTCCCCTGAGCACCGGTTGTTCCTTGAGTACCTGTAGCACCTTGTGCTCCAGTTGTTCCTTGAGAACCAGTGGCACCTTGAATACCTGTTATGCCTTGAATACCTTGAGCACCAGTCGCTCCCTGTGCCCCTGTAGCACCCTGAATACCAGTAGTTCCCTGAGTCCCAGTGATTCCTTGTGCCCCTTGAATACCAGCAGAAGAACCTTGCCAAACTCCAGCAGCACTGATGACTTGTACACCTTTAATCTCAAGTCCACCAGAAATGTTTACTGTGGTTCCGATGCCCACCTCAGCAGTAAGACCAGATCCAGTATAAGATAGAGTTCTTGCGACTTGTGATAGTTCAGCAGGGATTCCCATTATACTTCTTTTTTAGTTATTTATTCTGGCTTTGG